TTGGCAGACAACAGCTCCAGCCTGGAAAGATGGATATTACATTTGGAGTAAAACTAAAGTTGTTTACACGGATGGCGACATAGTATATACAGATGCAGCTTGTATCACAGGTGGCAAGGGAGAAACAGGCAATGGTATAAGTTCAATAATTGAGCAATATTATTTATCATCCTCTGCAACTTCCCTTTTAAATGGTAGCTGGTCTAATTCACGTCCAACTTGGAAAAATGGTTGGTATATATGGACACGATCCGTTATTAATTACACAAACGGCAACAGCATTACTACAGAGGCTATTTGTGTTACTGGAGAAAAAGGAGAAACTGGGGATGATGGTATAAATGGTGATTATTTTGAATATCGGTACGCTGTTAATGGCTCCAGAAGTACACCGCCTTCACTGAGTAAAACGAGCCGTAATCCTTCGGGATGGAGCACAACCGTTCCAACTGTAGGAAACTTGCAATACTTATGGTTTACAGTAGCAAAAATCAATGGTGAAACAAATTCATTGATACAGAACTGGAGTACACCAGCCCGGCAAACTCCGTATGATGGAGTGGATGGTAGAAATGGAGATACTGGTCCGACTATGGTTTATCGTGGTGTCTATGGCAGCTCTAAAGTTTACTATGGTACTTCAAAACGTGTAGATGCAGTAAAATATAACGGACACTATTATGTTGCCAGAGTGGATGCCGGAAATGGCTTTCAAAATCATGTACCTACCGATACTGCTTATTGGAATGATTTCGGTGCTGAGTTTGAGAGTATAGCAACTAATTTGCTATTGGCTGAGGGTGCTAATATCGGAGATTGGTTTATGAGTGGTGGAAAGATTGTTTCTACACTCTTGGATGGTAATAAGATCATTCTTGATGCTTCAATGGCTCGTATATTGATAGAATCCAGCCGTTCTGGTGGTGATTATTCAGAAAGCCAATATCAGGGATCTAAAATTACGATAGATGCGAATAACGGCTTGATTGAAGCCCGAAGTAAAAGCAATAGCCGTGTAGCCTATATGTCGCCTACGGGTATCTTTTGTAATAATGCAGAAACACAAGCTGTTTCGGCTATTTTGGGTTATACGCATAAGGCTTCTATCGTAGGGCTTGGATTTGGTACTGTGAATAAAAGTGATTGGAACAATGAAAACTTTTTAGCTGGCGTATATGGTAGAGCTTCAAACAGTGGCACAGCCCCCGCTTATGGTGGCTTCTTCCAGAATTTGATGGCAGCAGGTCTATTTTTACATAGAAAGGCTATAGAAGAAAGCTCTTCTTCTGTTTATTTGTCTGAAACAGACAGCTTGGTTATTGGATATTCAAGAAACCAGCAAATCGTTTACCTCCCTTCTGATGGTGTGATTGGTAGGACTATATTTTTTAAGCAATGGTGGACAGGATATATGAGAGTTTACCCACGTAGCGGAAATGTGTTGTATGATGATCACACCCAAAATGATTATTATGATATTGGCGAAGGTCAGGGTGCTATATTCCATTTTACAGTGGGGTATGTCGATGGTGTAAAAAAATCAGCATGGTTAGTTAGTAGATATAAATTTTAATATTATGATTGAATATGGCTATATAAACGAAAACGGATCTCTTGTTTCTAAATTTTTAGAGGAATACAGTGAGAAGTTTAAAAATGAAGAAACTGGAGAGATTGAAACGAGAATAGTATCAATCCAGGAGCAACAAACTGAGTTGTCCGCTTTAGGATGGAAACATGTAGAGCTTGTGGATGATACAAAATTACAATGTCCTGAATACTATAGTGTTCGTATTGTACCTTATGACGCTGGAGATAAAATAAGCTATAAATACGAGCAAAGATTTAACGCTAAACTTGTTCGGAATAAGATAGATGAACTGAAAGCCTCTCTTACCAGCAATGACAGCGTTATAGGTGATTATCGTATAACGAAATGTTATGAGGCTTCTTTAATCGGGCTTGATATGCCGTATGATATAGAGAATCTTCACCAACAAAGGCAGAGTGTACGGGATGAAATAAACAAATTGGAAGCCTTAATAGCTTCAAAAATATAATTCTCTGTATTAAATGGTGTATATGTACACCAAATAAATTATATTTGCAGTTATTAATCAATAACTTAATAAAATATGGATTGGGCAGCATTATTTGCGTGTATAACAGCTTTAGGTACGGGCTGGTTTGCGTATAATCAGTTAAAGCATAATCGGCTTGCTGATATTAAGGCTAAAGAACTTGAAAGACAATTAGAAAGAAAAAGCACTCGCAGAAGTGAAAACTCTGCTCGTGTGTATGGTGAAATTCATAAAGTATTGAATGATCTTTCATGTGATCGTGTGTATATTATACAACCATATCCTTTAGGAGATAATCATTATCTCACAATCTTGTATGAAGTTACCGCTAAAGGGGTTGCCCGTATTAGTGACTTTTGGCAAGATATTAAGATGTCTGAACTTCCAAAGTTTACGGCTTCAATGGCTCGAAATGAACTTATGCTGATACGTGATATTGATAGTTTGGATGGAACACGTGCAAAGGCTATGTTTAGCTCCAATGGAACACAGTCTTTAATCGTTCAAAAATTACATGATACTACCCATGATTGGGTTGGTTCTTTGGTCTGTGATTTTACAGAATCCATCCCTGATGATTTTGATGAGGAAGCAATCAGAAAAAAACTTCATTTTGCAGCCATGCACATTCAGTATATCCTTCCAGAAGTAAAAGAACGCAAGTTATGAGAGTAACAGAATATCTGAAAGAACTTATCAAAAATGGATCGGGGCACAGTAGCAAGAGTTTTTTTCTTGTTGCCGTTACCTTAATGGGGTGCTTCCTTCTGCTTATTGTCGGTTTTATTTTGGTTTATGAAGTAATCGTAAACAAGTCTATCAAAACCGATCTTATGGGATTATCGGCTTTTGTCGGTGCTATCACTGCTTTGTTTGCTTCGGCTGGAGTAACTAAATGTTTAAGCGAAAAAAATGAAAATAAAAACGTATGAAAGTATTATTAGACAACGGACACGGAGAAAATACACCAGGTAAAAGATCTCCGAAGTGGTCGGACGGATCACAGTTATTTGAGTGGGAATATGCCAGAGAAATTGCCAAAGGCGTATATAACCAATTACGAGCAAAAGGTATAGATGCTGAATTGTTGGTAAAGGAAAATATAGACGTACCTTTAGCAGAAAGAGCCAGAAGAGCAAACGAGATAGCAGCCCGATACGGTAAGACAAAAACGCTTCTTGTTTCTATTCATTGTAACGCTTCTGGAACTGGCAAGGGTACAGGATGGGAAATACATACCAGTCCTGGAAAAACAAAAGCTGATGATTTGGCGCAAGTTTTTTGGGATATGGCTAATAGAATGTTTGGAGGAACTTGGAAAATTAGAGGTGATTGGTCGGATGGGGATGGAGATTGGGAAAATAATTTCTACATTCTCAAAAAGACTTCATGCCCGGCTGTTTTAACGGAAAACTTCTTTATGGATAATGAAACAGATTGCAAGTTTCTACTATCTCCTGAAGGAAAGGCTCAAATTATCCAGTTGCACGTTGATTCAATCCTTAAATATATAGAAGAGTATGCGTAAATTTTTATTTATTGCGCTTGTTTTACTCGTAGGAACAAATATCTTTCTGTTTAAACGATTGGATAGCGTAAGGAAAGAACGTGATCGCTTGGATAGTAATCAAGCAGCATTACTTTCAGATGTGGAACACTACAAAACGGAAGCAGGGAAAAACGCTACTTCTGTTTTAAGGCTGGAACTGACGAAAAATGAGTTGGAAAAGAAGAACAAGGATCTTACCAAAACAGTAGATGATTTGAATATAAAGCTCAAACGCATTCAGGCAGCTACAACAACAGCCACTAAAACGGAAATAGAAATAGAAACAAAAGTACGTGATAGCATAGTGTATCGCAACCAGCTTGATACTCTTTTAAATTTTCGATGGCGTGATTCTTGGATAGATTTAAGGGGAACTATTGATAAAGGGGTATTATTCGCTAAGATAGAAAGTGCCGATACATTACACCATATCATACACAAGATACCGAAAAAGTTTCTTTTCTTCCGATTTGGGGTGAAGGCTATAAAGATGGATGTTGTAAATTCAAATCCACACAACAAAATTACATATACTGAATATATAGAGCTAAAAAAATAGCTTTTGTAGAATACTTTTTTCATTTCAGAACGTGCATACTGAGAAGTACGCACGTTTTTTGTATCTTTGCAGTGCCGAATTTATATCGGTGTTGCATTAGTGAAAACCTCGCTTCTTTTTGTAGAAGTGGGGTTTTCCATTTTCTTTGTAGAAAGCCTAATTATCATACTATTTCTACAAATATTCTACAAAAATCACAATATCCGTTGTAATCCACTGATTATTAGAGTTAGAACAAGACTTTCCTAAACTTTAGATAGGGGTTCGATTCCCCTCCGGGGTACAAAAAAACAGCGGATAACATGAGCTTTTAAAAACTCTGTTATCCGCTGTTTGTTCTATATTCTACGTCGATATTTTTATTTTATAACATTCAGTTCTTTACCGACCTTGATAAATGCCTGGATAGCTTTATCCAAATGTTCACGTTCGTGACCGGCTGAGATTTGTACACGGATACGAGCCTGACCTTTCGGAACTACCGGATAGTAGAAGCCTGTTACGTAAATGCCTTCTTCCTGCATACGGGCAGCAAAGTCTTGTGATAACTTAGCGTCGTACAGCATTACAGCACAGATAGCACTCTGGGTAGGCTTGATATCGAATCCTGCAGCCATCATCTTGTCGCGGAAATAGCTTACGTTATCAACCAACTTATCGTGCAAAGCATTGCTTTCTTTCAGCATACCGAACATTTCCAAGCTGGCACCTACGATAGCAGGAGCAACTGAGTTAGAGAACAGATAAGGACGAGAGCGCTGACGCAACATGTCGATGATTTCTTTACGACCTGTTGTAAATCCGCCCATAGCACCACCAAATGCCTTACCCAATGTTCCGGTGAAGATGTCTACGCGACCGTATACGCCAAATTGTTCGGCTACACCGTGACCTGTAGGACCTACTACGCCTGCAGAGTGTGATTCGTCTACCATTACCAATGCATCGTATTTTTCTGCCAATTCACAGATCTTATCCATCGGAGCTACATTTCCGTCCATAGAGAACACACCGTCGGTAGCGATAATGCGGTGACGCTGAGCCTGAGCTTCCTGCAAGCAGCGTTCCAAGTCGGCCATGTCGGCATTAGCATAACGATAGCGTTTTGCCTTACACAAGCGTACGCCGTCGATGATAGACGCGTGATTCAATGCGTCAGAGATGATAGCGTCTTCTTCTGTAAACAGAGGTTCGAACAAACCGCCGTTAGCGTCGAAGCAAGCAGCATATAAAATAGTATCTTCAGTATGGAAGTAATCAGAGATAGCAGCTTCCAATTGTTTATGCAAGTCTTGAGTTCCGCAGATAAAACGAACCGATGACATACCATATCCGTGAGTATCCATAGCACGTTTGGCAGCTTCAATCAATCGGCTGTTATCCGACAATCCCAAATAGTTGTTAGCACAGAAGTTAAGGACATCACTGCCTGCGCCTACTTTAATGTCAGCGCGCTGAGGTGTAGTGATGATACGTTCGTTTTTATACAAACCGGCAGCAGTAATTCCGGCCAATTCGTTAGATAAGAATTCTTTAAATTTACCGTACATAAAAGAATCGTATTATAGGGTTACTTATTTTTATGATATTATTTGCCGAATTTTACTTTCAGCTTCTCAAGCATGTCGCGTGTCATTGCGTCCAAGTCGAACTCGGGTTTCCAATCCCACTCTTCGCGTGCGCAAGTGTCGTCAAGAGAATCGGGCCATGATTCTGCTATACCCTGACGCAAAGCGTCTATCTCATAGTTCATCTTGAATTCGGGCTCGTATTCTTTAATCTTTCGATAGATTGTATCGGGTTCAAAGCTCATGGAAGCTATATTGAACGAATTACGATGTTTCAAGCGAGTCGGATCGGCTTCCATGATTTCAATAGCTGCACGAAGTGCGTCGGGCATATACATCATGTCCATGTAAGTTCCAGCAGCGATAGGGCAAGTAAATGTTTCTCCCTTAGCAGCCGAATAATAGATATCTACTGCATAGTCGGTTGTACCACCGCCCGGAGGGGTTACATACGAAATAAGTCCCGGGAAACGTACGGAGCGTGTATCTACTCCATATTTATTAAAATAATAGTCACTTAATAATTCATCGGCTACTTTGGTAATACCGTACATAGTACGTGGACGCTGCAAAGTGTCTTGCGGAGTATGTGCTTTAGGAGTGTTAGGTCCGAAAGAACCAATAGAACTTGGGGTAAACACGGCACATTTTTTCTCGCGTGCCACTTCCAACACGTTAAACAGTCCGTCTACACCGATTTTCCAAGCCAATAAAGGTTTAGCTTCGGCCACAGCCGACAGCAATGCCGCCAGGTTATAGATTGTATCGATTTTGTATTGGTCTACAACTTCGGCTATCTGCTGTGCATTAGTAATATCCACAATAGCCGATGGACCTGATTCCTTTAGTTCTCCTTTTGGTTCAGCACCATTAATGTAACCAGCTACAACTGTTCCCTGTCGTTCTGTACGTAATTTCATTGTCAGTTCTGAACCGATTTGGCCAGTAGAACCGATAATCAGAATGTTTTTCATCTTTTGTTTTGTTTCTTATAGAGTTAGAATATAGTTTACTGCAAAGATAGTAATTTGAGAATGCTCTCAGTGTGAAAAAGTGTTATATATTCATGTTCGCAAAACATTTTGACTATACATGATAGGAGTAA